TATTGAAGGCTGTCTGGGATTTTTTCTCTTGTTGCCAGCCCGCCCAGGGGTCACGATGCAACGATTAACAAGAGACTTTTGCATAAGGAATTATCATGGGACGTAGTACTTTTGATGGGCCAATCATATCTGGTGACCAGCGTTTTGGCCCTCTTAGAGATATTGGATATACAGTTTTAGAGCAAGACTGCTATATTGATTTATCAAACACAACTCTTGGTACTGTTGGCTACAGCGGTGGTTCAGGACAGTTTGTTTCTTCCAATACCATCCCCAATTTGAACGGTGTTGTCTACACACCTAGCTCTACGTTTGTCGCTACTGGCCCAACAGTACAGACTCTACCTGCTGATACATCTACTCAAGTGTATCGTGGCGTGGTAATGTACTTGCCTATTAATAGCCAAATCATCGACATCACTGTTGATTACATTTTGGCTATTACAGGCGAAAGCGGTGCAACACTCAGCAATACCAGCGTGTTTGTGTCTAACAACTATACTGCTGGTGGTGGCACACCTATTTATGGTACTGCTGTAATCTCATCTAGTACTGGTGTAGGTACTGCTGGGCGTTTGTCCAATACTTTTACTGGTACAAACTTGTTGAACATGACTTCTACCACTTCGGATATTCAAAACCCCCAAGTTGGTACACAGCCTAGTTTCTTCTCACAAGTTGTGTTCACATTGTCCATTACTGGTACAAGTGTTGCGGCTCCTACTGGCGGCAAATTGAATTTCACTTTGCGCTATGCACAGAACGATCCCAATATCGGTAACTTGACAACTTACCCCTACGGTAACTTTGACTGATCTTCTGGGGGCTTCGGCCCCCGTCTTTAATCAAGGAGATTAATCATGACAGCACAAAGTTCCAATGGAATTCCCGGTACAAACAATGCCGTTAATTCTATTACTCGTCAAGCGCGGTATGAGCCGTTTGATTTGCAAGTGGCGCGTGGTCAAATTGGCGGACACTCAATCGTAAGTATTTTTGGATACCAAGCAGCGGTTGGAACAACTTCAATTCCTGTTTGGGAAAACGCATCCACTTATACCTACCCAACCAGCGCATCCACTTTAACAGTGGTTAGTTCATCCGCATTGGATGTTTCTCCTGCTGCGGTGTTTGTAAATGGTTTGGATGCCAACTTTAACCCTATTTCTGAAGTGGTTGTGCTTAATGGTACAACGGGTGTTACAACTGCAAAATCGTATTTTCGAATCAACGGTTTGAATATGGTTGGCGTTGCTTCTGGTCAGACTTCAAATGTTGGGGTCATTACCATCAAGCAATCTACAAATACACTTGCGCAAATTAATGCCGGAGTTGGTAAGTCACAAAGCACTATTTACACAGTGCCTGCCAACAACACGTTTTATTTGGACATTGCGGAAGTTAACTCGTCAAATAGCTATACTAGTAGCACGACCATCACTTATAAAGTGCAGGCGATCAACAATGTAACTGGCGTAGCTTTAACGGTTTTACAACAACCCTTTGTGGCAATTTACACAATCAACAGATCGACTGTGCCTTTTACGTACACCGAAAAAACTGACATTCAATGGCAGTTGGCTACAAGTACAAGTACCGTTGCTGCGGGGGTTGTGATTGCTGGTAAACTGATTGCGAATGGTTAATCATGGCAAAGTCTCCAGCATGGCAACGCAAAGAAGGGAAGAATCCGAACGGAGGCTTAAACGCCAAGGGTCGGGCATCCGCAAAGAAGGAGGGGATGAATTTAAAGCCTCCCCAACCCGAGGGCGGATCAAGGAAGAAGTCTTTTTGCGCACGAATGTCGGGGATGAAAGCCAAGTTGACATCGGCAAAAACAGCCAACGATCCGAACAGTCGGATTAACAAGAGTCTTCGGGCTTGGCATTGTGCTGATGGATGCGCAATTCGTGGACTGACTAAGGGAAAGATGGTTTAATATGCCAAGTACCAGCAAGAAACAGCACAACTTTATGGAAGCAATTGCCCATAACAAGGCGTTTGCAAAGAAGGTAGGGGTTCCACAAAAAGTGGGACAAGATTTTAGCAACGCCGATAAAGGCAAACATTTTTCAAGAGGTGGAGATATGGCACACGATAAACACGCACATCATATGAAGATGGCTCATCATCATTTAAAAATGGCGATGGGTGGTATGGCCGAGAATTTGATTCCTGTGCCAAAAGAACCAAAAACAGGTAAGCCAACAGGAGGCGGTATTAAGCATGGCGGCCATATTAAAAAGATGGCTTCTGGCGGTCTTACTGGCAAACATGGCGTTGAAGAAAAACGTGGCATGACCACAGCTAAGATGGGTTCTGTCAAAGAAGGCGGAATTAAAAAGCATGGCGAACATAGCGTTCAAGAACGTGGTCATACCAAAGCCATGATGCCCAGAATGAAGGGTAACGACATTGGTAATGGCGGTTTATATAACGTCAAAGGCCCAGCCATGAAACGTGGTGGTATGGCTCGTCATAAGAAATAAGGAGTTAGTCATGAAACACCCAGAGCACGAAAAGCATATTCATCCCGCTGGACATGAGCATCCCCATGAGCATAAACATCACGTTCACCACATGAAAGAGCATGAAGTAGGTGGTCATAAACACCATCACCATCATTATGGCGAACATGCTGCTGGTCACCATAAGCATCACGAAGTTGTAGAACATTTGCACAAGCATCAAGAATCCAAATAAGGAAACTATCATGGCAAAGCATAAAAAAGCTAAACGATATGAAGAAGGTGGTGACGTTGACAACGAATCGTATATGCACGATACGGAGCAGCGCAATGTAACAGATGAAGGCCCACAAAAAATGGAAGCCGCTCCTGTTAAAAAGAAAGCCCCGATTGTTACCAAAGAACAATTAGCTAAATCTGGTTTAAGCCTGCGTGATTACATGAACAAGCAACAAGGCTTGGATCGTAGGCAACCCGCTAACTGGAAGAAAAATGGATTTTATGGTTCTGAAACAGGTGGTGATGCTGCTGTGATGTACCGTAAATCTATGGCTAAAGGTGGCGTGGCTAAGAGTTCTGCCTCTTCAAGAGCAGATGGTTGCTGCGAGCGTGGTCACACTAAAGGACATATGAGATGATGTCCAGTCGTGGTATGGGCGACATCAACCCGTCTAAGATGCCGGGTAAAAAGGTTATTAAACGAAAAGATAACCCTAATGATGTCGCCATGTACAAAAAAGGCGGCAAGGTCAAGTCAAAAGTAAATGAAGCAAATGCGTACACCAAACCCGGTATGCGCAAGTCTTTGTTTGAGTCCATCAAGTCTAGAGCCGTGCAAGGCACAGGAGCTGGTCAATGGTCTGCTCGTAAAGCACAACTGCTGGCTAAATCTTATAAGGCTAAAGGTGGGGGCTATAAATGAAAAACCCGCAACAATCTTTAAAAGATTGGGGTGATCAAAAATGGCGCACCAAAAGTGGAAAACCATCGAGTAAGACTGGTGAGCGGTATCTTCCTGAGAAAGCAATCAAGTCGTTGACTCCAGCAGAATATGCTGCAACGACAAAAGCAAAGCGTAAAGGTAAAGCGGCTGGCAAACAGTTTGTTGCCCAGCCAAAAACAATTGCAAAGAAAACCGCAGGGTTTAGATAATGGCACAGACATCTGGAGTTTCAGGGTTCAATCTAGACCTCACCGAAATAGTCGAGGAGGCGTATGAGCGCTGCGGTTCAGAATCTAGATCAGGATACAACATAAAGACTGCTAGACGGTCTTTAAATTTGTTGTTTGCTGATTGGGCTAATCGTGGCATTAATATGTGGACATTTGAGCAAGACTATATTCCTCTTGTTCAAGGTCAGAATACCTATGCATTGCCAGACGATACGGTTGATTTGCTTGAGCATGTGGTTCGCACAAATGCTAACTCCGTAAGTAACCAATCCGATCTAACTATTACTCGTATTAGTGTTTCTACCTATGCGACTATTCCAAACAAGTTAACCCAAGCAAGACCAATTCAAGTTTGGGTTCAAAGACTAACAGCTCAAGATTCTTTAACAGGTAGTTATTTGTATGCAGCTATTGGCGCAACAGATACTACAATCCCAGTAACTTCACTTGTTGGTATACCAAATGCTGGGTTTATTACAATTGATTCAGAACTAATTGGGTTCAATGAAGTTCAAGTAGCTACTAATGGTAACCCCGCTTATTTGCTAAATTGCAACCGTGGGCAACGAAACACCACTGCGGCATCCCATAACATAGCCTCCCCTATAACTCTTTCCCAAAAGCCTTGTATAACCGTTTGGCCCACACCTGACGGGTCTACTACCTATCAATTTGTTTACTGGCGTATGCGCCGTATGCAAGATGCTGGGGGCGGTGTAAATGTTATGGACATACCATTCAGATTTATTACTTGCATGGTAGCTGGATTAGCCTATTACATGGCATTAAAACTACCAAATGCAATGGACAGATTACCTGTCCTAAAACAACAATATGATGAAGCTTGGACATTAGCCGCCCAAGAAGACCATGATAAATCCGCTATTCGATTTGTACCTAGACATATGTACATTGGGGGTGGGATTTAATGGCGAATAGGTTCGCATCGGGTAAAAACTCGATTGCCGAGTGTGATCGTTGTGGGCAAAGGTACATGCTCAAACAATTGAAGATGGAGATCATTAAGACCAAAATCTATCAATTAAAGGTATGTCCTGAATGCTGGGATCCAGATCAGCCCCAATTGCAATTGGGTATGTATCCAATTGATGATCCACAAGCGGTTATGCAACCTAGGCCAGATTTGAGCTATACCCAATCAGGAGTTACTGCAACAGGGTCGATTGGCGAAGGTAGCAGAGTATTTCAGTGGGGCTGGAATCCTGTTGGTGGGGCAAGATTATTTGATACGGCTTTAACTGAAAATGATTTGATTTTGCAAGTACAAGTTGGTACAGTTACAATAGTTACAACGTAGGAGTTTAGAATGAAGCACGATGATATCAAAGAGGACAAAAAGCTGATTAAGAAGGCTTTTTCTATGCATGATAAACAGGAACATCCCGGCAAGCACACCAACCTATCCAATCTCAAAAAGGGCGGCAAGGTTCACAAAATGAAACAGGGTGGCCCAACAGGTAAAGATATGCGTGCAGTAGGCCGCAATTTAGCCCGTGCCCATAATCAAAAACCTGGGAGCAAATAATGAAACCAACTAAAAAAGATAGCCCTGCTATTCAACGTGGCGCTAATCGAGATAATCGCCCTGCTGATGAATATGCAGCACCTCATGACATGAAAGGTAAATCTGTAAACATTGCAGATGCTGGTACAGCGCCTGAGTTCGAAAAGAAAAAGAACTGGGTTCCTTTGATGGGCGTGTCCATTACGATGGATGATCGTGTTGAGACAGATGGTATTAAGATTCGTGGTACAGGTGCAGCCACTAAAGGTGTGATGGCAAGAGGCCCAATGGCATGAATTACACTCAGCTTAAACAACTGATACAGGATTACACACAGAACTACGAAACTACTTTCGTAAATGATATTCCTACGTTTGTTGAACAAGCTGAACAACGCATCTATAACACAGTTCAATTCCCATCATTACGCAAAAATGTAACGGGAACTATTACTCCTTACAACCAATATTTGTCTTCTCCTAACGATTTTTTGGCCTCATATTCATTGGCTGTATATACAACCGCTTCCACAACAGCCACAGGTTCTGCTGGTACGTTGCTTATTACGGTGGCCAGCAATTCAGGGATTGTTTTGGGTCAGTTGGCACAAGGCACAGGAATTGCCCCTAATTCCTATGTAATTAATATTTCTGGAACAAGTATTACTTTATCAGTTCCAAATACTGGCACTGTGTCGGGAACTGTGACGTTCCAAGGGCAGTTTCAATATTTGCTGAATAAAGATGTTAACTACATTCGTGAAGCATATGGATTTCCTAACTCCTACGGAACGCCAAAATACTATGCTTTGTTCGGGCCAACAGTAGCAAGCGGGGCAATCACAAATGAATTGTCTTTCATACTTGGCCCCACTCCTGACACTACTTATACCGCTGAGTTGCATTATTACTATTACCCAGTTTCGATCTCTGATACCGTTAACAACCCAAGTGGTACTTCTTGGCTTGGGGACAACTTTGATACCGTGCTTTTGTATGGCTCTCTTGTTGAGGCTTATACCTTTATGAAAGGTGAAGCTGATATGGTAGCCTTATATGAGAAAAGATATACAGAAGCATTAGCTCTAGCTAAACGTCTTGGTGATGGTATGGAGCGTCAGGATGCGTACCGTTCTGGTCAATTTAGACAGGCGGTCACATGAGTTTAGTTCAAACGGCTACCACCAGCTTTAAGGTTCAACTGGCTCAAGGTTTGCACAACTTTGGGCCTACCAGTCCCAACACGTTTTATATTGCGTTGTTCAACTCTACCGCTACTCTCAATGCGGCTACAACACAGTACTCAACAGCTTTAGTTGGAGAAGTTCCAACTGGCAACGGTTATACACAAGGCGGGCAAATACTGACCATCACACAGACGCCAACTTCTGGTACATCAGGAACCACGGCGTATTGGTCATTTGCTAATGTTGTTTGGAACCCAGCCTCGTTTACAGCTCGTGGGGCATTGATCTACAATTCAAGCCAAAATAATGCATCAGTAGCAGTACTTGATTTTGGCGCAGATAAAACCTGTACAAATACATTTACCATTCAGTTTCCAACATCCACTAACACAACCGCAATATTGAGGATAGCATGATCATTACGACCACCAAAGGCGACATGGATACTTCATTGTTGGAGCATAAACAAGGCTCAATTGACAATGACGTTGAGTACACAACATGGGATGAGTATTATCTGGATGGTGAACTAGTCCATCGTTCTGCTCATGTGACTTTAAAACAAATGCCCTCCTTTGCGGTGGGTTCGATTGAATCTTTCTAGGAGATCCTCGTGAGCAATACCCAATCAATGTGTACCTCTTTCATGGGTGAGCTGATGACAGCCACTCACAACTTTACCACTGGTACAGGTAATACATTCAAAGCAGCGCTTTATTTTGCGTCTGCTACTGTCAATGCGGCCACAACTGCGTACTCTACGACTGGTGAGGTGACCAACACCTCTGGTACTGGGTATACGGCTGGCGGTGTAACTGTAACGAACGGAACAAGTCCTGCGTCTACCAATACATCGGCTACGGCTGGTGTTGCTTATTGGACTCCTACTGCGTCATTTCAGTGGACGGCTTTGACAGTGACGACTGCGTTTGATGCTGTGTTGATTTATAACTCATCAAGTTCTAACAAAGCTGTTTCAGTACATACATTTGGTTCACAAACCATCACGGCGGGTACGTTTACATTGACCATGCCTTCCAACACGACATCTTCGGCTTTGCTGAGATTGTCCACAACATAATGTATGGCACTGACATGGGGCTATGGCAACTGGGGTGATGGAGCTTGGGGCGGTACTCTACCGCTCACAGGAGACCCAGCCTCGGGTAATGTAGGAACAGTTGGCCCCAATATCACCATCGCTTTAACGGGCGTAGGTGGCGTAGGAAATGTAGGGACAGTCGTAGCGGTTGAGTCTGAGGCTGGTACGGGAGATG